AACGGTGTGTTTCAAAAATTCTTTGGAAGTGATATGGCACAGGTTACATTAGAAGATGGATCATTGCTAGGCAACAATCCACAGTTTATTAGAGCTTTGACAAACTTAGCCGCTAATTTTTCTGAGGACACTATTACAGCAGATCAAACATCTTCTGGTGCTATGACACCGCAAGAAGCACAGTCAGAAATAAACAAACTGACTGCTCCAGGCACTGCGTATTGGGATAAATTACATCCTAATCACCAGCAAGCTGTGGACGATGTTTTTGCGCTACGTCAAATGGCACACCCAGATTTAACAGAACAATCCAAGACTTAGGACTCTGTTTGACAGCTGAGTATAGATCAGCCGATGAGCAATCGTAAAATGCAAGAGAACCCGTAAGGACAATTTTCTGATTTTTTTTAACTTAACATTGTAAAGAAGGAGGACTCCATGAGTTCACAAATTACAACGGCATTTGTCGAGCAGTATTCTGCTAACGTACAAATGTTGTCACAACAGATGGGTTCGCAACTGCGAGGTGCTGTAGATGTTGAGAGTATTACTGGAAAAAATGCGTTTTTCGAACAAGTCGGCTCAGTAGCTGCTGTAAAGAAAACGTCAAGACACTCTGATACTCCGCAACTTGACACTCCACACGCAAGAAGACGTGTAAGTCTAGAAGACTACGTTTGGGCGGATCTCATTGATGACGTTGACAAAGTTAGAATGTTAATCGATCCAACTAGCTCTTACGCAAAAGCAGCAGCAGCTGCGATGAACAGAGCTATTGATGACGTTATCATTACAGCTTTGGGCGGAACTGCGTTTACTGGCGTATCTGGTGGAACATCAACTGCTCTACCAAGTGCAAGTAAATTCGCAACATCAAACCAATCAGATGGATTAACTATTGCAAAACTCTTATCTGCAAAGAAAAGATTTGACTTGCAAAGTGTTGACCCATCGATCCCTAGATACATCGTATGTGGGCCACAACAAATCTCTGATTTGTTAGCAACTACTGAGATTAAATCTAGTGATTTTAACACAGTTAAAGCTCTAGCTCAGGGTGACATTGACAGCTTCTTAGGCTTCAAGTTCATTACATCTAACAGGCTAAACTTTGACGGAACTAACACGGATGACAGGCTATGCTTTGCCTTCACTCAAGACGCAGTAAAACTTGCTATTGGCAAGGACATCATGGCTAAAATTGATGAGAGAAACGACAAAAACTACTCTACTCAAGTTTACTATTGCATGTCAGTTGGTGCGACTAGAATGGAAGAAGTAAAAGTATTCCAAATTCCGTGCAACGAATAATAGGAGGACATTATGGCTACAGTTTATTCAGCTCAAAAAACTAAATACGACCAGAACGTACCTTCTGAAAAAGTCAAAGCTAATGAGCTTGGCGGTAGAATGAGAGTTGCTTTTGCAGAATACGAAGCATCTTCTCTAGCATCTGGTGATGACATTGAAATGTTTATCTTACCAGACGGTGCAAGAATATTGCACGGCTACCTAGCACATGACGCTATGGGCAGCTCCACAACACTAAGTGTTGGACATGGAGCATACAAAAGCTCAGACGGTTCGACTGTCGCAAAAGACGTAGATGAGTTCTATGCAGCAGCAGCTTCTACTTCAGCTCAAAAAGTTGACGTAGCAAACACTCTTGCTCTTGGATCAGGCATCGAAGTTGACGCTGATGGTGACGGTTACAATGTAACTGTAACTATGGGCGGTGCAGCAGGCACTGGATCAATTGCATTAACAATGTTTTACGTTGTTGATTAATTAACTAGGGGCAGCCTTCGGGCTGCCCTTTTATCAGGAGGATATATGGCAAGACCAGGATTATATGCAAACATACATGCAAAAAGAAAACGAATAGAAGCTGGATCAGGTGAAAAAATGAGAAAAGTAGGATCACCAGGTGCGCCTTCTAAACAGGACTTTGTTGATTCTGCAAAGACAGCTAAAAAAAAGAAAAAAACATTAGTTGGTTAGGAGATTATTATGCCACACACTAAAGCACACATGTCACCAAGAAACAAAAAACTTGCAGCAATGTATGGTGACAAAAACAAAATCACTAGAGGTGACGTTATAGCGGCTGCAACAAAAAACAAAAAACCTAAAAAACAAACTCTTGTTGGCTGATGGCACGCAAAGAACATCAAAATCCGTCAGGCGGTCTAAATGAAAAAGGTAGAAAATTTTACGGTGTAAAAGCACCTGTTAGTTCAGGCACAAATCCCAGAAGGGTCAGCTTTGCTGCAAGATTTGCTGGCATGAAAGGCCCGCTAGAAAAAGACGGAAAACCGACACGACTAAAACTTGCATTAAAAAAATGGGGTTTTGGTAGCAAAGAAGCAGCTGCAAAATTTGCAGCAAATAATAAAAAATCAAAAACTTTAGTAGGATAACATGACATCAGTAGTAGAAATTTGTAACTCAGCACTAAACAGTCTGGGTGCATCTAACATTACAGCATTAACTGAGGACTCACGAAACGCTAGACTATGTAACCAAAGATACGAACCACTTAGAGATGCAATTTTTAGAACGCACTATTGGAACTGTCTTATTAAAAGAGTTGAGTTAGCAGCAGACAGTGACGCTCCTGCATACGAATTTACAAAACAATATACACTGCCGTCTGATTGCATGCGTATTATGCAAATAGGTGGCTTTCATAATGGATCATCGTCCATGTTAGACAATGGGCAAACTTTTAAAGTAGAAGGCCGTAAGATTGTAACTGACGAAGAAGAAATATTTTTAACTTATCTTGCAAAAATAACTGACCCACAACAATACGACTCTTTGTTGATTGAAACAATTGCTGCAAGGTTAGCAGCAGAATTGTGCTACGCAGTTACACAATCAAATACTTTAGCAGCACAGTTAGAAACTATTTATCAAAACAAGTTAAGAGAAGCTAGATTTGTAGATGCAACAGAAGGTACACCTTATGATGTAGATGCAAGCACATTTATAAATTCGAGGTTTTAATGGCTAAAACAACTTTTGGCTTTACGAATTTTACAGCAGGTGAGCTGTCACCACGACTTGACGGCAGAACAGATTTAGAAAAATATTTTAATGGCTGTAAAACATTAGAGAATATGGTTATACACCCGCACGGTGGAGCATCAAGACGGCCAGGCACAAACTTTGTGAGTGAAGTAAAAATAAGCGGCAATAAAACACGTCTTATACCTTTTGAATTTTCTACGACACAAACGTACATGATGGAGTTCGGAAACCAATACATTAGGTTTCACAAAGACAACGGCATCATTACAGAAACAGGCAAAACTATATCAGGTATAACACAAGCTAATCCTGGCGTTGTAACCGCAACCAGCCACGGTTATTCCAATGGAGATTATGTTATTTTGTCAGGCATAGTTGGAATGACAGAACTAAACGGCAGACAATTTAAGGTTGCAGGCGTAGCAACAAACACGTTTCAGTTGCAAGATATGGACGGCAACAATTTTGACACGTCATCACTAACAGCATACGCTTCAGCAGGAACTGCGTTTCGTGTGTATCAAATAACCTCACCTTACACAACTGACCAACTATTTGACATCAAGTTTGCACAATCAGCAGACGTTATGTACTTAGTGCATCCTAGTGTAGCAATTCAAAAACTTACAAGAACAGGTCATACATCATGGAGCATTGGTGCGTGTACAATCACAGGCAGCCCTAATCCAAGTTTAAGTTCAACAGACAACTTTCCAAGTTCAGTAACTTTCTATGAGCAGCGTCTTGTGTTTGCTGGAACAAATAATAATCCGCAGTCTTTGTTTTTTAGTGTTGCTGGATCATACGAAAACTTTGCAACTGGTACAAACGCAACAGACGCTATGATATATACCATTGCATCTAATCAGGTAAACGCCATAAGATTTTTATCTGCATCTACACAGCTACTCATAGGAACAACAGGCGGTGAGTTTATAGCAACATCAGGTAGCAACAGTGAACCTATAACGCCTACGAATATACAGATTACAAGACAAACAAACTATGGATCTGCAAATGTTGACGCTATACAAATAGCTAACGTCACAATGTTTTTACAGCGTGCAAAAAGAAAAGTCAGAGAACTTGTATATAACTATGAAGTTGATGGCTACATAGCACCAGACATGACTATTCTTGCAGAACATATTACACAAGGCGGCTTGACATCTTTTGCATATCAGCAAGAACCCGACAGTATTTTGTGGGCCACAAGAAACGATGGCACATTACTTGGACTAACATATCAGAGAAACGAAAAAGTTATTGGATGGCATAGGCATGTACTAGGCGGTTATAGTGATAGCGGAAAAACAATAGCAAGATCATTTAAAAGTTTTACTGCTAACAGCACGAATGTTAGTGTTGCAAATGATACAATCACTATAAGTTCACACGGTTTTAGCACAGGAGATCCTGTATATTATTTTACTAGCTCTAACGCCATAGGCGGTATAACAACTGATTTGTTATATTTTGTAATATCAGTTGACAGCAACACTATTAAGTTAGCAACTACGTCAGCTAACGCAACAGCAGGCACAGCTGTTGATTTAACTTCTGCACCTGGAACAGATACAACACAATTTATTTTTAAAGGTGTAAATTTAGCAACTGACGTTGTGTACTCAACAAATCATGGTTTATCTACAGGTGATCATTTTTATTATGA